TCATTTTTTTAGTTGATAAAGTGGATTTTTTGTCACGACGTCTTCAAGGTGATCTGGTGATAAATGGGCATAGCGCATAGTTTGTTTAATATCGCTATGTCCTAAAATTCGCTGTAGAGCAATTATATTCCCACCATTCATAAGATAGTAAGACGCAAAAGTATGTCTAAGAACGTGAGCTGCTTGATTTTTCAATCTAGGTACATGCTTGGATATAAAACGATAGATAGTTGAATATGCAATGTTAAATAAAGCTCCAGATCCTTCTTTATAAATTTCATTGTATAATTCAATTCCAATAGGAACGGTTCTATTTTTTTTCCCTTTTGTTTGAGTAAACGTCACTTTATATTGAGATAGTTGAGAGCCTGTTAACGTAGACACCTCTAAAAATCGCCCACCAGTGGCTAAGCACAGTTTAATTATCTTATGTAAGTCTTTATGAGTTTCATAGCGCTCAGCTTCATCTACAAGCATTATTATTTCATCAATAGTTAAGAACTCCATTTCAGCTTCATGTAGTCTAAAGTGACGTACGCTTTGAAGTGGGTTTATTGCTTTCCATATTTCCATTCGTTGTAATTCAGAAATCATAGCATTCAGCAGGTCTTGCTCTATGTTACAAGTTCGAAAAGAAACCGCAGTGTAGTGATTGTTTAAATCTGGAATAGCACCAGCGATTCGTGCTGCTCTATATTCAGTGAACATTTGTGCAGATAAAGAAGAGTAGATAGGATTATTTACTCCCATTACGATGACTTTTAATTTTCTATAAGTATATTTTGCATGAGCTAGTGATTGGCCGTGTCGTTCGTGCCAAATATCAAGCATATCGAGCAACCTTTTTTTATTCGATTTCTCACCTAACCACGGCTTGTCGTCAGTTTCTCTTAAAGTGAATTTTTCATAAGCTAATGCTTCTCCTTTGGTCGCAAAGCGTTTACGTACACGCTTACCATTACGTCCATTAGGATAAACATCACAAAGCCAAGGGTTCTTTTTACCATCATCTAATTTACGAATTGTCATATATAGCACCAAATAACTGTATATATAAACAGTATTTGATTGTGGCTCAATATTCAATGTTTTAAATGAAGAGAAGTAAACATAGTTATTACGGGGTAAATCGAAAGGAAAAAGCCTCCAAATTGGAGGCTCTTTTTAGTAATTAAAATAATTTCATTGAGGAAATAACTACACCCACAATCGTACACTTTCCATTTATAGGAATTATAGGAGTCGGCCAGTTTGGATTCACTGCTTGTAAATATTTATGTCCATCTTCGATGATGAGTTGTTTGAATGTTGCTTGATTGTCATCATCTAAACGAGCAATAACATATTTTCCATTGGTTGCATCAACTTCAGGGTCAACGAAAATCAAATCCCCTTCAGTGAAGACTGGATTCATACTCTTGCCAACAACTTTCAAAAGAAACGTGTTATCGCTACATTTGATAGGGCATGGGTAGTGGTCTGCATCATACCTACTCGTAAGGTTAATATCATTCCAACCGCCTGCCTGAACCCAAGAGATTAAAGGAAACGCGCCTTGTGGTTTTAATGCTACAGAGACAACTGAAGTTTCTTGAGGTTCTTGTTTTGCAGGTTCGGGCGAACCTTGTCCATTTAAAAGCCAATAAGCATCACATTTCAGAGCCTTTGCTAATAAAAAAAGACTCTCGCCCTTCGGGAACGTATCCCCTTTCTCCCACTTGGAAACAGCTTGCTTGGAAACACCTGATGCCTTTGCTACATCAAGCTGGGTAAGAGCTAGCTGTTTTCGTCGTTCTAATATTCGCTGGCTTTTCATAGGGAATATTCTTAATTAATTAGTCAACCTATGGTTACTATCTCACATGCAGAGTAACTATAGGTTGACTAATTGCTTGACAACAAACGTTGACCTTCGTTACTATTAGTCAACCAAAGACAACAAAGGTGGACAAGAATGAAAACTAAAGAAGCTATTTCTTATTTTGGTACTGCGGTCGCTTTGGCTGGAAAGTTAAATATAACAAAACAGTCTGTATCTAAGTGGGGTGAAGAAGTTCCACAACGTCGTGCTTTTGAAATTGAGCGAATTACCAACGGTGCTTTGAAAGCGGATTTTATTCCGATGCACTCAAATTAAGTAAGGATATATGTTATGAGCCAACCACTAGTTATTGCGATAGAAGCCCCATATGTCACCGCTAAAAGATACGCAGAACTTTCAGGAATGAAGAAGGGCACGATTGAAAAAAAAATTAAAGAAGGAAAGCTGCCAATTTTACCAAAAGATGGATCGGGTGAACTTAACCTTATTAATCTCGCGCTTTTAACTAAGAAAGCTCTAGAAGCTAAGTTTTAGTTATTACGTTTCATTTGCTACCTGTTGAGTATCTGATATGTCCGATAAAACAACAATGTTCGATTTTCGAGCGTCCAAACAAAAGGCATTTGAAGAAGCATGTTTTGCTTTTCGTGAAAGCGAGAACATGACAGCAATCGCCGAGTCTTTGGAAATGTCACCAACGATGCTTAGAAATAAGCTCAATCCAGAGCAATCACATGTTTTAACGTGTGTTGAAATGGTGATGATCTCCAAAGCCTCAAATAACTTCACTGTTGTAAATAGTCTTTTGCGTGGGCTTGGTGTGGTGACTGCACAGGTTCCTAACGATGCAAGTGAAGAAACCTTTACTAAACGAGCATTAGAGAATTCAGTTCATGCAGGGGACTTAGCGCAAGCGGCGTTAACTCATGCGGGACAAACTCGAATTACCCACCGAAGTAAACAATCCATTATTAAAAAAGCCCAAGCCTCCATCGGGAACTTAGTTTTACTCATCAATGATATTGAAAGCCAAACACCTAACTCGGCTTCACTTTTATCTATGGGTATTGATTTTCTTGCGTCTGGTGCGCCATTGCCGGGCTTCGCATAAGGATTTAGTTATGAGTCAGTTAAAAAAACCTGAACAGTTCTATCAAGAGTCTTTAGTTAATCTTGAGAAAGCCACGAAATTATATGAATCAATGGAAGCAACAGAAAGAAAAACCGTCGCATTATTCTCTCGTTTTATTGATGGCACAGCATCACGTGAAAGTGTTTGCGCAGCTGGTGAAGTGATTGGTTATGTTGAGAACGTAGAGCAACAAGCCATTGCCAATCTTGAAGCAATTAAATCACGCGATGTATTCGCGGTGATTAATTCTATTGTTGCTATGACGTTGGATGTACCAAAAGCATTAACTGCGATGTTCAATACTAATTCAATGATTTCATCATTTAGTGTGATTGTTTGGGGTGCAGAGGATGAAACATTACTTCATGACACGGTTAATTTAACTTGGGAACATCCTCTTAAAAATGCGATTGCGTTAGAAAGTAAACTTGCTGAGTTAATCATTGCAGCAAAAGATAGCGAAGAGGTGACAGCATGAGTGTTATTTCTGTTTATCAAACTGATCTTGAATACGCTTTACGTGGTGCAGGTTTTACGACTCGTAAGATTGAGCAATTCCTAAAGGCTTTCTCTAAAGAAACAGTATCACAAGGTGTGGTTTGTTCGCTTGATTCACAACGCGCAATGCTTGTGAATGTTCAGGGCACAGAGCAGGGGTTATGCCTTTCTGATTTTATCACCGCTTGGTGGTCGTTTTGGGTTGTGGTTTTTGATACCACTGAAAATCCAGATTTAGAGCAGCAATCTCTTGGTGCTATTCGTGCCCTTTTCTTCATTTCTTCTTCGTGTCGTTCAATGGCACAACAAACAATGATGCAAACATGGTGGCGTGATTTTGAACCTGAGCATGGCTCTCCAATGATGGAAGCGTTGTGATGACTAAAGAGCAATTCTTAGCAAACATGGTGCTTGGTTACCTGCAAAACCATGGCTCTGCACCAACAGATCATCAATTAGATAATTGGTCAGAATTGTATGTCGCACTTGAAAGCAAGGGAGGTCAATGATGTTGCGATTTCTTGCTGTGTTTTTGAATAGTGGCGGTGGTGTCGTTCGTGAGGGTGACACTCAAGAAGTTCGAACGCATGAGCTTGGTGAGTTTGAATCCAAAGAGCTTGCCATTGCTAACGCTTGTCTTGAATTGAACTGTGAACATATCACCAATGGCGTCCTTATTCGTGGTGATCATACTGGCGGTTTTATGATTTGTGATACACAAGATTTTTCAGAGCTATAAGTAAACATTCATCAACGTTACATAAAGGAAGTACCTATGAAAAACACACCGTTACATTCAATCAATATGGATTTTTCACATTCAAGTGAAGCGCAAGCCTTACTCGATATTGTTTCTGCTCGTATTTGTCCAAAGCCAGAAGCAGAGGATTACTTAAACAAAGTAGAAGAGCAGCTCACAGAAGCAATCGAACTTATTCAAAGCATGGAGGAATAAAGCGTTAGTACAAACAACCTATAAATGGACTCAACGTGGAGGCAGTAAATCATGAGTACTTATATTACGGGGAGCGACACAAGCGTGACCACTGAGCCTTGTCACATGCCGTGTCCCAATATCATTGACATGGAAGCCATTACGTCAAAACAACAAGCGACTGCTCTGAGTAAGATTCAAGAGTTGAAAGACCAATTAAAGCAGTCGCAATTGGATGCTGAAGCGTCGAATTTAAGCAAAGCGATGAAACGAAAAAACTACCTCGCTCGCTTGTCCATTAAAGCGAATCAATTACCTAACCGCATCATGAGGAATACCAATGAAAACTTATAATACGTTTACTCATAATGCACTTCAAAAGCTCCCTGTGAATCTTAATAAAGAGCTTCTTACCTACCTTGAAAACCAAGTTGGTACTTCTCAGATTGAATGTATTAATGGGCGATTTGTTCATGATGGGAAACAAACCCCTCGCGAGAAAGTGTTTGAATTTGCCAATCAATGTGCGAACAAATTCAAATTGCCTGCGGACATTCGAAACTACTTAGATAAAGCCTCTGCGATTCGTTTTAGAAAGTACGGTTTTAAACGTGCAATGGCATTTATTGAACGACGCAGTGCGGCGGTTTATGCGGCACTTGCGGTGTTACCTGAGCCTTATTGGAAAGTAGATACTGAATTTAAACGTGCCCGCCTTGCTGATGAATTAGTAGGGCGTGCTTGTTTACGTTTAGAGGTTGCGGCCAAGCATGGGTTTGATGTGATGGAGACGATTGATTCCATTAATCAGTATGTGGGGGCGGCGATGTGGATGCCACAGTTTGCGTCCGCTAAAAATGAAGATCATGCGTATTCCATTCTTGTTCGCTTGATAGATGATGCGGTTTGGAAGCGTGCGATAGAAAGACAAACCATTGCCGCGTTTGAAAATGCTCGAAGAGCGGCGGGAATGGTATCACCGCACGTTTCACCTTATGCGTCTTATTCAGCGTGCCAGTGGCTCAAAATTCGCCAAGACAGACAACGCGAGTGGCTACAATTAATGGCGATTGAATCAGAAGAAGGTGCTGTGATCCCAATGGAAGAGGTGCATCAATCCTCGGTTTCAAACCCAACAAACAGACGTAATGAACTGATGACTCGTATTGCGGGTTGCCAAGAATATGCGGATTCAAATAATCACATTGCAGTCATGATCACAATGACGGCGGCGGGTAAATATCATCGCCTTAAACAACAAGGTAAGTATTTCATTGAAAATGATAAATGGAATGGGGCATCTGCTCAAGATTCACATCAATGGCTTTCGACTTCATGGATACGCTTTCGCAGTGCAGCCGATAGAGCAGGGCTTATTTATTATGGAATGAGAGTGGTAGAGCCTCACGTTGATGGAACTCCGCACTGGCATGGTGTTTTTTTTATGCCACTTGAACACTTCCGTGAATTCAAAGGACTGTTGGAAGATTACCAATACCAACGTGACAGTGATGAGCTGTTCTTTGACGATGGCACACCTAAAACCAAAGCAATGAAAGCGCGCGTGGATGTAAAGATTATCGATAGAAGTAAAGGCGATGCGGTGGGTTATATCGCGAAATACATTTCAAAGAACGTCGATGGCTACGGCCTCGAAGGGCTGTACGATTTGGATGCAAAGAAAATCAATTTACAAAGCACGGTTCAGAACGTGACGGCTTTCTCGCGAGCCTTTTCATTTCGCCAATTCCAATTTCAAAAAACACCCTCGGTTACTGTGTGGCGAGAGCTTCGTCGTATTGAAGAAAAGCAAGAATATAGCCTGTTTGAGAAAGCGCGTAGAGCGGCGGACATGGGGTTCTTTTCTGCCTTTTTTGATTACATGGGCGGTCATAGATTGAGTCAACGACTGCGCCCGATAAAGATGCTTAAAGAGCAAAAAGAGAATAAATACGGTGAGATTGTTGAATCAGTGATTGGCCTTATTGGTGATGGCTTATCGGTGTTAACGCATGAGATTGAGTGGAAGTTAATTAAGAAGCCAACAGAGGCCGTTCTTGATCTTAAGGCTTTTGCTTCTGAGGCTCTTTTAAGCAAGCGGGAGCTTGCGCCTTGGATTAATGGCAATAACTGTACGCGTGCAGATCCACCTACGCGGCAGCAGAAAATAATAGCGAATTTCTTCTTAAATATGGAGTTGAACGGCGGCGGAACGCCAGAGTGGGAAGAGTTCATGAGTAGGAGTGATCCCGAATGCTAATTACATGCCCAAAATGTTTAACCAAAACACGCATTGCAACCTCTCGCTCTGTGTCACCTGAAACGCGCGAATTGTATTGCCAATGTTTGAACCTAAATTGTGGAAAAGTGTTCGTTGCACACACATCTTTTTCTCATTTTGTGGAGTCTACAGGCCAAAAACCTGACTCAGAATTGCAACCAGAGCTGTGCAAAGACGGAAACCAAATAGATATTTTCGACCAAATGTAAAAAACGCAAGAAAACGATCTTAAAGGATCTCTAAAACGATCACCTAGAAGTGCAATTAATTCAAATCAAACAATTACTTGTGTTTAATAGAATGGCTCCACTTTTTCGCGCTTATTTTTCGTTTTTTTATCGTGTTGAATTTTGGTGTGGAGGGGAGGGTGAGTCCGAGCGAGCGCAGAATGCCTGCCTCAGTGATAAAAAAGTCAGGACTTACACGGTGTTTTACGTTGGTTGAGAGAGTGTTGTGTCATGTGGGAAAGAGAATACGAACAAGGGCGATGGAACGGCGTCGTCCTGAACATACTCGGCACCTCATTGAATGGAGGTAAACGCCTTCAAGTCAGCGAAATTCCCTACGCTGAATTACCCGACATTAAAGTGATGGGCAGCTCTGCCAATAACATTGAGATTGATGTCGTTCTGGTGGGCAGTAACTCCTTGGTTGAGGCCAATGCCTTATTGAATAACCTAAACAAAACCCCAAAGGGTGAGCTCGAACATCCATGGCTCGGTGAGCTGCCCTTGGTGTTTGAAACCTATGGGCAAAAGCTCAGTACCAAACTTGGGTTAGTCACGTTGTCACTTAAGTTTATTCGTGATGGTAAACAATCTGCATTAACGACCTCGACCGTGGTGACTTCTGTTCAAACCGAGCAAGCCAACACTGTTGAAACCGTCTCAACGAAAACGTTCGTGGAAGATGTGGACACCATGAACATTGCCGACACCAACAGCTTGCAAGCAGATTTTACTCACGCCATCACTCAGCTTTCAGGCATTGCCAATCAATTAAGCATTCCAAGTCAAACCCTGTCGGCATTAAATCAAGAGATAAACAGCGCGCTTGTGTCCATCTCAAGCATTGCCAATGCCCCTGCCCAATTTGCGGAGCAGTTGAGTAAAACCATTGATAGTGTCGCGGACGCGGTTCGCTCAGAAACCGATTCAGACAATGAAGCGACGGACAATTCCAGAGCGGCGCAAGCTTCGATGTTAGAGGCGATTAATACACAAAGCCCAAGTTCTCACTACAACGTTCAATTAGTGGTCGCGGCGGTGAAGATGAGCAAAGATATTGAACGACTAGAGCAAGAAGACACCTTTGATATTTTGAGCTCAAACGGCCAAGCCTCAACCATCCTAAGTGACTTACAGCGAATTACGAGGGAGATTGATGCGCGAGTGTATGAAGTGACCACGGTGTCCACGCTTGAAAGCTTAGAGCTGTTTGATGCGCTGATTAGTTTAAAAGAAGGCGTCTCTTCTCAATCAAATAAGGTAAAGAAAGGCTCTGAGCCACAAGGGTTTCTTGAGCGTGCGCGTTTCATTCCGGCCTTAGTGCTTGCCAAAAAAGAAAAGAGTTCAGCGCCCTTAGTGATGGCGTTAAACCCATTACAACACCCACTCTTTTTATCTGGAGTCATTGCGATGAGAGGAAACGAATGAAGAAGCTGACGCTATTAATCGACAACAAACCGACTGTATTTTTTAGTGCGGACATTACGTTCTCGATAGAGCAATTAGCGCATGAGTTCAGTTGTCGTATTCGGCCAATGAGTATCGAGCGTCCTTTGCCGATTGAATTTAAATTGGATGGCAAACGTATTTTTATGGGGGCGATTGATACCGCATCAACGGCCACATCAAGCAGCGCCCATTCCATGAGTATTTCAGGACGCTCAAAAAGTGCCAATATGATTGATTCGTGCATCACGATGGACGCGGAGTATGGGCAAACGGTGGATGTATTACTGCGAACCATAGCGAAACAGTTTGGCCTTGGCGTGAATTGCTTAGTTGATCCATCGAGCCTTAAACCCATCGCAGAGTTTCAAATCAATGCTGAATCGCCCGTCGATAACTTTGCCCAGCTCATTAAAGAGCAGGGGTTTATTTTGGTTGAGCGCAATGGCGTATTGACCATTGAACACCCTGCCCATGATGCTGTGCAGGGGGTGGTTCTTGAGGTAGGTAAAAACATTGAATCGTTAAACATAGACCGAAATTTTACCGAGCAGTTTTATCGTATTGAAGTGCAAGGCCAGTGGGATGATGCGCACGCGGTGGTGACGTATGCCGCTGCCAATACACAACGAAAAAAGGTCATTGTCTCCGACCAATTGCAAAGTGCAGAGTCCTGTTTGTCCCGCGCTGAATATGAACGTGATCTTGCCATTGCCAAAGGCTTAAACGCCTCTACTTCCATTGCTGATTTATTCATTGAGCTGACAGGCAGCGCCATCAATCGCACCCTTCGTGTGATTGATACCCATCAAGCCTTTAATGAAATGTTGCTTGTGAAATCACTGACCTTATCGGTCACCGAATCCACATCAGAAACAAAGGTCGCTTTCTTTCGTCTCTTCAAGGAGAAGCCCAATGTTTAGTCGTTTAATGAGTCGCATTAAAAACATGATCGTGATTGGGGGCGTTACGGGGGCGGACACCAAGATGCTGCAAATTAAAACCTCAACAGGAAAAACCAATGATCGCATTAAGCGATTACACAATTACGGGTTTATGAGTCGGCCAAAAGTCGGCGCTCGCAGTTACGTGTTGTTTCTTGGTGGCGTTCTCAGTCGCGGCGTTGCCGTGTGCGTGGAAGACGAACGGTACGAGATGGAATTATCCGAGGGGGAAGTGGCCATGATGGACGATAAAGGCAATCTGGTTCATTTCACGGAAAATGGAATATCTATCACTTCACTTGGTTCGGTAGCAATAACCGCAAAGAAAGACGTCACGGTAAAAACCGATGGCAACGTGATCGCTAATGGCGCTCAAATTAAATTGAATGACGGCACGGGTGTTATCACTTGTGAAAGTATTTGCCCCTTTACGGGCAGTGGTCATGTTGATGGGTCAGCCACCGTATTTGCAGGTAAAGAATAATGCCAATCAATAACGGCTCATTAAAAGCAAAGATAGTCAAAGAGATGAACGCCAAAGGCATGGTCACTGAAGGTGAGTTTGCCAAAGCCGCCGATTTAGCCGAAGCCATTGCGAATGCCATCGTTGATGAAATTACCACGAACGGGTTGGTGGTGATTGATAAAGGCAGCTCAGAAGGGAGTTATAAAATCACATGAATCATTTTAATCTTAATGCATTAACCGCCCCAATGACGGACATCGAAGGCTTAACTCATGCGGTGCTGCAAAGTGTCTTGAATCATGCCGAGTCCACTCAAAACGATCGCGCTCGCATGCTGAGTGATGAGCGTGGCGGCTGTTGGAGTGATGAATATGTTCATGGGGTTGGCTCGCGAGATTGGACGCTTAAGCGTGAAAAGCTGACAGAGCAAACCATGACGCGAGCAAAACGATTTTATGAAGATGCCCTGGCATGGCTTGTGGAAGAAACGCACGTAAAAGCGGTGACGGTTGAGGTATTCAAACTCTCACCTAAGCAGTTAGGCCGACGCGTTATCGTTACGCTCAATGATGGCGCAACAATGGAGGTGCATTTATGAGTACTCAACGAAGTTTACAGTCGTTAATTGACCGAGCAACCTCGACCTTAATTGCAACGACAGGCCAGAACAATCCCGCCATCAATGCCATTGCCTGTGCGATTGCGGGGGTGAGTTATGGCCAGTATGGATACCAAGACCAACTCTTTCGAGAGTTAAACCCTGAAACCGCCTCTGAGCCGTGGTTGTATCTTCACGCTAAACGTCACGATGTTGAACGCCTTTTACCCACGTTCGCGCGAGGCTTGGTTCAGTTTGAGCAATTGGGTGAGCGAGTTGAAATTCCAAAAGGATCGTTAATCACTGACATTACGGGCGGTGAATATCAAACCCTCCAAGCGCAATACAGCGATGAAGACGTTGAAGTGATTGCCTTAGTCGCGGGAATTTCAAGTAACTTACCTAATGGGGCGGTTCTCACTCTATCAAAAAGCATCAGTGGGGTTAATCCTGATAATGTTTTATGTCTTGGCTTTGATGGTGGGGCTGACATTGAAGAATTAGAGCATTGGCGTCAACGTATCTGCACCGCGTTTAATCAGGGTGAAGAAATTGGTCGTCGTGAAGATTATGAGAGTTGGGCATTGTCCGCTCACTCTGATGTGGATTTTGCGTGGGCATTAGATAACACGCCTGAGCGTGGCATGGTTCGTGTTTATATTGGGGCGAGAGAAAACAACCCAACGGTTTCCACCGAAGTGGTCACCATCGTCCAAACCTTTATTGATAAAGAACGCCTTGCTGGGTGTCATCCCGTGGTTGGGATACCGACTCATAAAACCATTGATGTTGAAATTCAAAATGTCCAAGACGAGCAAGTCCGTGCGGATATTCTCATTGCGCTGCAGGAGTTATTTCAAGACAAAATGGGAAAGCGGGATGAATCGGTTAATCCACCAAAACAAGTGTCCATTACCCCGACTGAAATCGTACTGGCCATTGCGCCTATCACAAGTAATTACATCGTTAAGCAACCGACCGAAGAGCAATTTATTACCGATGATGAAATTCATATTTTAGGAGAGGTGACATGGACACCGGTGATTTAATTGTTGATTACAGCGAGAGCAATTTTGCCGATGCAATACGCGCCTTATTGCCCGAAGGGGAGTATTGGCAAGATGCGGATAACGCTGAATTAACCAATGTAATTTTAGGCATGGCGATTGATTTCAAAGTCACCAGTGATGAAATTCAGTTGGCGTTACTCTCGGATTTTTCAGAGCGTTTATTTGGGTGGAAGCTCAGTGATTATCAAGCGTTATTAATCAGCAGTGGCGGCAAAGGCGAAGTGACGGACGAGCGAGCAAAACCGAATTTAATTTATGTGTCATTGGCGACCAATGAGCGGTGTGAAAAAGCGTGGTTTGAGTTTGAAAAGGTGCGGTTGCCTCACACCGAAATCGAATGGATTTATAACGCGGCCATCGATGTTCAAACCCAAATTGCCAATTCAAGACACATTAGAAACGTTAATCAATACGAGGTGACTCAATGAGTTTATTAATTACCAATGCGGGGATAGCGGCCTCCATTCATGCGGGTGAGTTGGGGGTCAGTTATAAAATTACCCACATAGCTATTGGCCTTGATGGGTATCTTCCTACTCTAGACCAAACGCAATTGAAAAGCGAAGTGGCGCGTGAAGCGTTAACTCGTGGCTCGGTGCCTGCCCTTGGGCAACTTCACTTTGAAGCGGTGTTTGCCGATAAAAAAGAATTTGAAGGTAAAGAAATTGGCTACTACCTAGAAGATGGCACCCTATTCGCAGTGGATAGTCGAGAGGGCGAAATACTCTCATTAAAGCGCAGTAACACCATTATCACCGAAGCGTTGGAGTTAAACCTTGCAGGCTCAAGCATTGAGAACATCACGGTTGAACTGATGGGCACGCCCTATGCCACTGAAGCGGTGGCAGGCATTGCTAAGATAATCACCAATGCCGAAGTGGATGAGGGCACAAACGACAGCAGTTTTTTAACCATTAAGAAAATGATACGCGCTTTTGATGCGCCTTATCTCATCAACAAATTGGTGAATAATCTGTGGTTGAAACTCGCGGCAAAAATCTTTCCTGTGGGCGCGGCCATTCCTTGGTTTACGGATATTGCCCCTGATGGTTTTGGTATCATGAAAAACCAAGCCTTTGATTTAATCGCCAATCCTGAGCTCGCTAAAATCTGGCCTGATGGCATTATTCCTGACATGCGCGGCTGTGGTGTCATGGGCAAAGAAGACGGTGAAACAATAGGGGCTTATGAAGAGGGGCAAGTCAAAGCGCATGGGCACCCTAATTCAACAATAAGCTCTACAAATCTAGGAACAAAAACAACCAATACAGACACGCATAATCATGTGATGGGGAATACCGATGCCGGAGGCGGTGGGACTACTTATACGAAACAATGGAGAGTAACAGGCCGACCATCATCAGTGATATCAACCAACAATGACAGTCATAATCACACGGTGGCTATTGGCTCTCATGCCCATACCGTCATGATTGCTCTGTTTGGTGCACTGAAAAACACCATCAACCACCGTAAAGTTAACTGGATAGTGAGAATGGCCTAATGAATACATTTTTTAAACAATCTCAAAGCGTCGAGGTGTCGCGTCTTTCTAATGAGGGTTGGTGGCTAGAAAATTGTACTGAGCATGTGGTTAAAGGCACCGCGCTTGGTACTGATTTTACCCAAGTCATTTATACGCCCTCAAGCGATGGAATGATTGCGCGGTTTGATAGAGAAACAACGCAATGGTCTAATGAAATCGAAGACATGACATGGAAACCGTTCTTCGATGTTTATGGCCGTGAGTTTGTCATTGGTGAGCCTGATGGCGATTATCCAAAAGGCGCAATAAAAGAAACCCCACCCGAATACGATAATGAAAAACAAACCGTATTTTATGAAAACGATACTTGGAAAATCTATGATATTGAACTGGGCAAATCTTATTGGGATGCTGAAACCAACGAGTTTATTATCTCGGATTACAATTTCACGCTCCCTGAAAAACACACCTTCATCGAGCCACCAGAAAAGGATAAAGGCTTTGCGGTTTGCTTGGTTGAGGGACAGTGGCAACAGATTGAAGATCATCGAGATAAAACCATTTATAACTGTGAAGATTGCACTCAATCAAAAGTTATGCAAAAGCTAGGCAACATCAAAGACGGTTTTACTTATGATGAGCCAAGTACTCCTTATGATGAATGGATAGATAATCAATGGGTAACCAATCAAAGCAATCAACACATTGCAGATTTTAACCAAATAGATGAAACACGTCGTGGCCTATATGGCCGAGTTTGTGATCCTCTGATTGCCGAGGCAAACATCAAGCGATTGCAAGGAGATGAACAAGCCGCGCTTGAGATGGAAGCGCAAGCATTGGCGGCAAGAATTGAAATACAAAGTCAACATCCTTGGCCTTAATCAATCATAAATCCCACCCATAAACCCAACCTTCGCGTTGGGTTTTCTACATCTGGCATATAGGAATGACATCAATATTCACCCCTACGCCTGCGCGATACACTGAATCAAATCCATAACCTGAGTACAGCATGTCTGAGAAAGAGATAGCACGTATTGATGCCGCGATGAACAACCTTGCTAACTTGATGCGAGAGCAAAACAGTACACTGAATAAAGTGCTTATCACGTTAACGAAAACTCAAACCATTCAAGTTTCAAACTCTAAACGAATAGATAAGCTCGAATCAGACAAAACATGGTTGGTTCGATTAATTTTTGGTTCAGTAATCGCCGTTGCGGTTGCTGCTTTAAAGGTAATGTAATATGAATAAATTCAGCAGAACAAGCGCAACTCGATTGGCTTCTTGCCACCCTAACTTACAGAAAGTTTTTACTGCCGCACTTGAGGTGTGTGATTGCTCTATTCTTTGTGGCCATCGAACCAAAGAAGAGCAAAACGCCCTGCCAAGCACGAACACTCAAGTTCGATACCCAAACAGCAAACACAATTCATTACCAAGCAAAGCGGTTGATGCAACCCCGTACCCATACGATGAAGATGATCGTAAACGCTTCAGTTATTTTGCAGGCATTGTGATTGGTGTCGGTGCCTCAATGGGCGTGGCCATTCGTTGGGGCGGGGATTGGGATAAAGACAATGAGCTAAAAGACAATGGCTTTGATGACTTAATGCATTTTGAATTGATTGATGAGTAGGGAATGAATGATGGGATTATTCAGCAAGATATTTGGAACCGATTCAGCCATCAAAGCAGGCATTGATTTAATCGCCAATACAGGGGATGCGCTTGTGTTTACCGATGAAGAAAAGTCGAAACAACACATTATGTTACTCAAAGCGTATGAGCCTTTTAAGTTGATACAACGTTTTATCGTTATGGTCTTTTGTGTGCCTTACATTGGGCTGCATACTATTGTGATCATCGGGTGTATTTTTGGAGCGGATTGGGGAGCAATTAGCACCATGATTAATGATGCGTTTGGCTATCCAGTGCTTGCGGCTGTAGCGTTGTATTTAGGCGGTGGGGCAATTCCAAAACGCGGAAAATAAAACTATTTACTGTTAATTTAAATAGAGTAATGGTCTATATTTATTCAATTATCTATTTTATTGTGACGAACTAATAAAATTAATATTTTTATACTCTTCATAAACTGAATAAGCCAGTATACTGTTTGGTGCTCGGTAATCATAAAAATATATAAGTAGGCTAAATATGAGTGAAAAAGTTAAAGGTTCAACGGTTGTTGCCGGTGTTGGTTCAGTCGCAACAATTGCTACTGGTGCATCAACAGCTTCTGCCGTAGTTGGTGGTTCCGCTGCAACTATAATGTCAGCTACAGCAGGAACAACAGGTGCGGCACTTGCTGCAACTGCGGGAACCGCGGGAACCGCCGGTGGAGCAGCAATTGCATCTGGTATGGCAAGTGTTGGTGGCGTTGTTGGCGGTGGTATGGCTACTGGAGCTATCATTACAGCTGCAGCCCCAGTTGCTATTGTTGCAGCTATTGGCTATGGTCTTTTTAAATGGTTTGAAGATTAATTGTTAATTTTCTGATTGAAAGGCTACTTTTAGAGTGGCCTTTTTAATGTTAACTACTTTCATTTCTGAAAATAACTGCTTGAGTTCAACTTTCCCCAAACACAGTAATTTATTCGATAGGTCATAATTGGCTCACATGTTCTAATTATATTTGACAAAATATTATTATGGTCAGATAAAGATTGAAGTTTATTTAGTTATTTCACCTATTGTTTCAGTAAAAATGCATCTTATTTTTAATTTATCCTTACAAAGGGATTTAACGTTAAGTTAGGGATAAGATGAAAGTCTGGGATGAGAAAGTAGAAAAATTTGTTGAATCGGTTGATGAAGATGCCCCTAAGTTTGTTCGGGCGCATTACTCATGGAATGAAGAGCTCGCAAGAGAAGCGAAAGTCGATGTCCCTCACTATGAAGCAGTGAAAGAGATATTGGCAAAGACGGCGGCTTTTGAGTATTCAATTGAAATTGCGTGTACGAAAGATGAATTAAACACGTATCAAGTGGGTGTGTTCTCTTTAGGAAAGACCAAAGAAGAAGCAAACATTTCATCATGGAATAAAACACAAACAGAGAAAGGGTTTACGTTACTTACAGCGAGCGTAAATGTGAATGAGCCAAAAACACTTAATCGAGAGTTTTTTATCTCAAGTGGGACTGCATTGTCATTTGATGATGTGCAACCAGTAGAGCAAGGCGCGGGAACCCATACCGAGTCCTTTATTCCTGTAAAACCTGCGGTTCAAGTGGGTGAGCGTCTTGGTTGGCCAACCGAGGGGTACTTTTATCATTTTGTTGACGATGCACTTACTCATGAATATAAATTAATGGGTGATGGTAAGTGGGCATTTCAGGTGACTCGAACGACTGACGATAGTCTAACTGATGAGTTAGTCTCTGATCATCAATACAGCTTTATTTTACTTCCTTGGAAAATCAACAACACGGTTGTTACTCGCCAACACTTACTTTACCTCCCTCAAAAAATGACGGCACAACAACTTGAAGAATTAACGGCAGATTGGCTGAATGAAAATGGTTGTTTGCTTGATGTGAATGAGATCGCTGATACAAGAAAAGAGAAAGCGGCCGAGCGAGAAAAAGTAAGTAACGATGACCTTGTATATGCCATTCAATCAGGCGATACATTATCAGGCATCGCAGAGAAAAAAGGATTAACACTCTCGCAATTGGTAATGTTAAATCCACAATATAAAGGCCAAGAAGATCATATTAAAATTGGTGATAACTTGGTTTTAGAAGTGGAAAAAGAAAGAAAAACCTTACCACCTGTTGATGTCACAAAAGAGAAAACGGTCTTTTCATGGGAGAATCTATGGAGTGATCCTCAATCCCCAATCATACATCCAGTGGTTGCTACACTTCATAAAATGGACTCAATCCCCAAAAACACACCAGTCATAAATGTAAGAGCTAAAAAGCATGGTATAAATCCAGATAATATGTATTGGCCTGCGTATGATTTCACCAAAGAAGGTGATGAACGTTATTTAAATGTTGAGTACACCCAGAATGTGGTTAAATTTGCGGTACTAAGTCCAGAAGAGTGGGCGGTATTCTTTGATTCATTTGGGAAGTTCAAAACATTAAAAGATGGCGTTACTGGTTTATATGATGCCAGAGAAACAGCTAAAGCATTAGGTGGCATTGGAGTTACTGTACTTGTTAGAACTGTTGATGGCGTTGATTATGTGATTTTAAAAAATTATGATAAATGGAAGCAAACATTGCTTTACGGTGGTGTTTTTAAAGCTAACAACAGTAAAATAATTAAGCTTGGCTTAGGTGGATTAGATACTGCAAAGGGAATGGCAAAATTTGTAAGAGTCACTGCGCCATTGGAAATATTAGTGGGTACGTCTATAAATGTACTCCAATTTATATTAAATGATGAATATACGTTAAGTAAGTTAGGTGTGGATGAAGCCAAATTGTTTGTTCATGTATTAGTTGTTTCTGGTGTCGCTTTTATTGGTATTTCCTTAGCTGCGATTTCAGCACCTGTAACAGTATCAGGTGGACTTATTCTTTACGCAGTATCTGGTGTTGCAGTATCTGTTGTTGATTGGGTAACGGATTTTGAAAAAGGGATTGTAGAAAGTGTTATTGAGGTTTTTGATAGTGAGTAAAGATAAAAAACAATTAGTGATTGGATTGTTGTGTGGAATTTTTGTCTATTACTGGTTGCTATTAATTTGTTATTGGTTAATTAAGCCTCTAATCATTCCGTATGATGAAATTGAAAAGATAGGTTTTAGCTTTGATGGGTTGGTGTATATCGCCATGTTTTCGACGCTAGGTTTTTTTATTGATGCTCTTTTTAATATAAGAAAGACAGTAAAAGAAACATTAGCAGGAACACCAAAGACGATAAAAAAACATCGATGGAAACTAGCCATAATATTTGCATTTATTGGTCTTAGTTTTAATTACGCTAACTATTTTTTTGTTATAAAACCCAATAATATGATTGAATGCCCGAGTAGTACGGGGTACAAAAGTAATTTAATGAAGGACTACGTTAAGAATATTAATCAATGTAATTGATGCAAAATAAAACCGAGTCCGAGAACTCGGTTTTGTTTTATGCGGCCACCGTATCCAAGCTCTCATACTCTTTAATGCTCACCACTTCCATGCCTGCAAAGTCATTCAATTCACACACTGCTTCTAAAATAGGAATAAGTTCATTCTTGTAAAAGATGCGATCGACTTTATTTAAGTCACTGCTTGAGTTAAATCCTTCACGAACCACGCTCATTAAATCTAATGGAATACGATGACTCGATAACACATCATTGGTCGTCATGTTCTTAATGTCTTTAAAGGCGTCTTTTGCTTCCACTTGACCAATAGGTGTCAACGCAGGTGGTGTGCCATCTTTGCCTTTACCGTTAATGAATAAGTTTTTGAATGCACCTAATCCTGCCTGTTTCTTTAACTTGTCTTTAATGTCGTCTTCTTGTGTTTCCGTTAAGTTTGGGTCGTTCATGTAAAGTAAATAGCCTGCATGAGAGCCGTTGTTGTAATAGCGACGACGAAACAGAGTGGCGTCTTCGTTCAACCAGATTGAACTCAATGCACCAATGTATTGCGGTAAACCATAAATCTCTTGGCAGACATCGTATTCAGATAAATGAAACACTTGCCCTTGAGCGTAATCAATCCGCCCATCATTGTTGAACTCGTTTGGCTTGTAGGTGTAGGTGTCTATTTTCTCCCTACGGCGCATGAAAAGTGCAGGCAAATGCTTGTACTTAACGATGTGCCCAAAGGCATTACGAACCTCCAATAAATACCCATTACCAAACATTAAAAAGTCATAGAGAAAACGATTTAAGTCTCGACGTGATAATGTCTTGGATAATTTCGTAATGCTTGAGGCCATGCGGCTTTTTGCATACAGGGCGGAGCCGTGCATCGAGTTGGCTCGTGCAACTTTGGCAAAGAGATCTAATGGGATAGGCGGCTCATACAATCCATCCATCAAGGCGACTTCCATGTAACTTAGAAGGTCGCTGTTCATTACGGTTTCTGGGGTGTGAAATTCTATCAAGGTAGCCTCGCTTATAAGAAGGAAACAGTGGTTGAGTCGTCTCGTAAAATATCGATAGGCTCCCAATGTAAAACGTGCATTGCAGCCCACGCTAAATCCGCATGAGAGCCGACTTTATTGCGCGCTGAAATAAAGGTGATTTGGTTACTTTTGGCGGTGGTGTGTTGGCGTATCATTAAAAATGAATGCACTACATCGTCCCACTCATGATCAAATTGAAGTCGGCCAGCGTTAATAATTTCACGGGCTTTGTACGCCATCATGCGTTTCATCTCTGGCGAGTAATCTAGAACAGTGAGTCCTGGATAAAACTTTCTGACGAGCTCAGCAACCGCCGAGCCAACACCGCCCACATCAATGGCCAAATAGACCACATTGTATTTTTTACAGATATCTTCAATGGCGTTGGCTTGGTCTTCATAACTTGAGCCTTTAAGACGAACGCGCTCGATGAAGCGAAACACGCCGCCTTTTCTGACAGGTTTTAGGGCAACAACCAGACCTGCATCGTCCGAGCCTTCGCCTTGCCCGCCACCTCTTGGATCGTAACCGACCAACACTTCACGACGAGCAACAGGGTTAATCGCATCAAATTCAACGTCCCTCCATTCTGAGGTATCGGTTTTACAGGCAAGCAGGGCTTTGATGCTAAAGAACGAGGACGCATCATCCAAAAACACACAACGAAGCAAGTTATCAAACACGGATTTGTCAGGAAACTTACGGCGCAGTTTGTCCATGTTGAAAAAGTTCGCGCCACCCTCAATCGCATCATCCACGGTAATGATTTGACGATAAATACCATCACAACCCATTGCGCCATTTTTTAAGGCTTTATGGCTGATGTCGATATTGAGCTCTTTTGTGCCTGACCATTTTGGATAGGCTTCATGAGCGGTGGTTGATGGGGTCGATAAATAGGTGGTTCGGTACTGCGCCTGAATGGATACGCCACCAATGAAATTATCCAAATCCTGAAATTTAGGCAGCCAGAACACTTCATCAATATACAAATGACCATTAAAGCCTTGGCCTGTTCGGGCATTGGTTGATAAGAACCCAAGGCTCGCGCCATTGCTTAACCAAATGTCGTCTTTGCCTTTTAATTCAACATCCCCAATCTCAAGCGCAAAACGACGAATGTAGTTTTTAAAGATTTCACTTTGCTTGCGAGAGGCAGATAAGAATATCTGGTTGTCGCCATTTAATACCGCATCTTCAAAGGCCTCAAACGCAAAGTAAAACGTTAAGCCGATTTGACGTGATTTGAGATAGAACCGAATCTCATTAATGTCGTCATTATTTTTATGCGCATGAATGTTTTTCTGATAACTAAAGAACGTTTTCTCTCGATAATCAGCGAGCATTTCTGCGGTAATGCCTGAAATATCATTCTTGGTTTTGTTGTTTGGTCTGCCGCGTTTCTCTTCTGAATACCCGTCGCTGTTTTTGGGTTTGTTTTTACGTCGTTCCACGGCATCGCGTTTGTGTTTTTGAGTGAGCAACATCTCCAGTTCGTTGAGCTGCGTTTCGTGTTTTTGGTCAATCCACAATAAATAAGCAATGCGTTGGCGAAGCATCAATTCAACGGGCGCATCGTCGCGCATCGTTTTCCAATTAAATTTGGCTATCCATTGTTGAATGGTTCGCGGGGCAAGATCTAATGCCTCCGCAATTTCAGCGACTTTGTACTGGCGTAAGTAATACCCCAACGCGTGAGTTTGCGTTTGGGTATACATCGGTTTTTCAGGTGGCGTCGGTGAGTTCATTTTCATCACTACAGTGTGCAATAACAAAAGTGAACACTCAGCAAGTCGCATTCCTATATCCCTTATCTAGAAACGAGATGAATACAAAAAGAGGCGAGCTTTGGGTAAATTAAACTAAGAAATTACAGGAGATAACGGCATGTTTCATTCAGAGCCTATTTGTATTTTAAGCGCAGGAAAAACCGTGGATGGTCGGGACATTAGCCAACAGGTTATTGATGACATCGCAGAGACGTACAACCCAGAAGTCTATAACGCCCGCATCAATGAAGAGCATTGGTCGTGGAGTGACAAGTTCGGCTCGGTGCTTTCTGTGGAAAAGCGGGCAGACAAATTGTTTGCGATTTTAAAACCTAATTCACGTCTGTTAAATACCATTGAAAAGGGGCAATTGCTGCACACCTCTTGTGAGTATATTGAGAACTTTTCTGATAGTGGCAAAGCGTATCTCACGGGGCTTGCCTTAACGGACGAACCCGCTTCATTAGGCACAACGGAAATTCATTTATCTACGAAAGAAAAAGGTGAAGGGAAAATCTATTTAAGCTCTGGGGCTACCATAGGAAAAGAACTATTGGGGGACGAAGAGCCAACCAAGCCAGAGGATATAAAACTCTTGGCGCGTATTAAACAGTTGTTCAGCTCTAATGCTGCGCCGACCGAAATCATTGAAGTAGAAGAGGAAGAAGAAATGAGTCAAGAAATTAAAGAATTGCTGCAAGCACAAACGGGATTAATCACCGCACTGTCAGCGCAAGTGATTAGTTTGAATGCCACGGTAAAAGAAGCTTTGCCTCAAGCTCCTGAAGAAACGGTACCGGAAACTAACACCGATGAAACTGAACTCTCCACTAAGTTTGAAGCGCTCTCTACCAAGTTCGATGCGATGGTGACGACACTCAGCAAAATCACCGATGAAAACCCTCGTCAATTAGCGGGTGAAGGTGGAGAAGAAGAATACTTATAAGTATTCGATCCTTTTGTTTCCTCTTCTCATTTTAATGTCTTTATTTTATTAGGTTTACTTATGCAAGAAAAAACAAAACTGGCGGTTGAGAAATACAAGAAAGCCGTTGGAGTTAGTAACTCCGTGTCTGATGTGACAGAAAAGTTCAGCGTCACCCCTGTGGGTACACAGAAAATCATCGCGCAAATTCGTGAAAGCAATTGGTTCCTTGGCAAGATAAACATCGTGCCTGTGATTAACCAAAAAGGGGAATCTATTGGGCTTGGTGTCACGGGCATGATTGCCAGTCGTACCAATACCAAAGGGGACGGTGAGCGTAAAACCAAAGCGGTGTATGACATGGAAGCCATGCCGTACCTGTGTGAGAAAGTCGATTTTGATTCGCACATTCGTTATGAGCAATTGGATGCGTTCGCGCACTTCAAAAACTTCAATAAACTGATTAACTCACAAACCCGTGAGCAAATTGATGCCAATAAAATCACCATTGGTTTTTATGGTGAATCGTGCGCTCCAGATACGAATGCCGCCACAAACCCCAATGGCGAAGATGTGTGTGAAGGGTGGTTTCAAGCCATTCGAACTCACAACGCGGATGCGATGTTAGTCGAAGGCGAAACCACGGGTGAAATCCGTATCGGTGAAGGCCAAGCTCTGGCAGAAGATGGCACGGGTGAAGGGCTTGGTGATTTCATCAATCTTGATTTGGCCGTGATGAATGTTAAAGGCTTATTGGGCGATGCCTGTGCGAATGCCTCAGATTTAGTCGCCATCATTGGCAGTGATTTACTCTCTTATGATAAGGCACGTTTTTACGCCGCACACGGCAATACCCCAAGTGAGAAATCACACATTGAAGACAAACAAGTGATTGGCACGTATGGCGGCTTACCTGCGTTTGCAGTGCCATCATTCCCACCAACGGGCATTCTGGTGACAAGCTTTAAGAACTTGTCGATTTACATCCAGAAAGATTCCATTCGTCGCACGGTCGCGATTAAGAACGACAAAAAAGACCAACTGGAAAACTTCGAATCCATGAACATGGCGTATGTAATTGAGCAATTGCAAAAAGCGGCGGCGATTGAATTTGCCAATGTGAAGTTATGGATTAATGGCGCGTGGGTGTAAACCCACAGTAACGAGCAACCCCCCATGCAGGCTTTCGCTGTGTTATCAAAGAACATTAGGACTTTGCTATTCACTGTCGCGATAAGCCTGCACCTAACGAGGTGTGTATGGAGTTTGTCGGAAATAAAGACGAAGAATACGAGTCAGTCTTGCCAGCAACCACGCATTATCCAGAGCTTGCCATTGCAGAGTTTCAGCGTGTGTTCCATTTTTTAAGCAATGAAACAGAGGCCGGAATTTTACACCATGCCACGGTCGCAAGAGCGGTGGTCAATCAAGAATTACTGGCAACCGTGACGCCGTTTATCACGCTCGATGCATTGTCATTGGATCGCTTTGATGAAACCCAAACAGGCACAACACTATACAAACAAGCGGTCTTTGGATTAACGGCCAACTATCTGGTTGAGAACCAATTGAGCATGAACGCGACGGTGGAAGCGGCGGAAAGGCAAGAGGCGATTCAAGCCAAAGCCGACAACAGTTTGGTGCAATATCGCCGTGCGATTGATTTATTACTTAATGGCGTTGAAACCTATCGATTCGAGGTGGTGTGATGCAAGCCTTACAAAGTTTAACCGAGTTATTTTCTCATCATGTGACGGAAGCAAAAAGTTTGGATGTGTGGGCGGAAGATGGCGAGCTGCTTTGCACTCAAGGCTCGATAGTCGATGGGTTTGAAATTGCGTACACCGTCAACATCAACATGACGGCGGTCGATGTAAAGCCGCATATTTTGATGATGCATTTGGTGAGTTGGTTAAATAAATACGATGTGCAACGCGATGAGAAAGGGTTGCTGCCACCCTCGTTCGCCACTGAATTATTGGATAAAGGCTTGTGCGACATTAAGTTGAAAGTCGATATTCAAGAGTCGTATTCATTGAATGAAAACGCGCAAGGCAATTGGAAGCAGGAGGACACGCGATACGAATGCGTGAGTGAGTTTGCAAAGGCGGCAATAGAGACCGAGTTGCCACCCTTAAAGTACATCGGAGGTAATGACGGGGACTTTCCATCATGCAGCTAACCAATCCTGAGCAGTTAACTCATGCCATCAACAGTTTGATACTGACTGAGCCTGAAAGGTTTGATTTACACCGACGATTAGCCAATCGCTCACGACAGTACTTTCGAGAGCAAATACGAAAACAGCGTGACATTGATGGCAGCAGTTACCAGAAACGCGCACGAAGAAAGATAACGTTAGACAGTAAAACCCACAAAGCCAAAGACAACAAAAACATGCTGCTAGGTTTTGGTCGAGCCTTAAAAACGCAAGTGAATGACAAGGGCTTTGAAGTCGGCCTGACTGGAGTAACAGGCAACATGGCTCGCGTACATAACGAAGGTCAAGGCGTGTCGTTCACGACAAGAGTTAACGGTTACTACAACAGCAAAGTCGGCCAATGGCAGGGCGGCACGAAAGTAAAAGACAATTATCGAATGACCAAACGAACGTTCATTGGTTGGACTCCTGCCCTTGAGCGAGAGCTGCTTGCCATGGTAGCGAACAATTTCTTATCAGGCGTGGAGAGTTAAATGCAAACCATCAAAGTGAAACCAAAAAAGGGATTGCTTGTACGTGATCCAGAAACCCGAATTCCCTTAAAGGAAAAAGGGGAAGACAAACCAAGAAACACGTATTGGCTTCGTCGTATTAAAGACGAGTCCGTGATTGAGTTAACCGCTAAAAAGGACACCACCTCATGAGCATTAGCTTTTCAGAAGTACCGAACAATGCTCGCGTACCGGGCGTTTATATTGAAATCGACAACAGTCTGGCCAATAGCGCCGAAGAGCAGCAACGTGTGCTTGTCATAGGCAACGCGATTGCAGATGCAAAAACACCACCCAACACCGTGGTGCTGTGCATGAATGAAGACTCAGCGCGTGAGCTGTTTGGTGAGTCAGACATTACCAAGATGCTGAAATACTTTACCAAGCAAAATGAAACGCTGCCGATTTACGCGGTGAGTGTGGACAGTGCCGATACCATGAGCGCATTGGCCGCATTAGGGGATACGCAATACCACCATATTGTCTGCTCATTGAATGATGAAACCACCGTTCGTGAATTGGGTGAATTTTTAGATGCACGCTATAAAGCCTTAGAAATGATCCCCGCCATTGCCTATTTACCAAAACAGGGAACGCATGCCGAGCTTGTGACCTTTGGGGCGAGTTCGAACTGTCCATTGATTAGCTTTGTGTCCATTAATAAATTGGGCACCTCAAGCAATGAGCCATTAACCGATGCAGAAGCGGTCGCGGCATGGGCAGGACAAATTGCACCATCACTGGCAAACGATCCATGTCGTCCATTGCAAACCTTAAAAATGAGCGGCGTGTATTCCATTGCGGATAGCGAGTTTGATTGGGCAGAGCGCAATCTATTGCTGCATGAAGGCATGGGCACCTACACCGTCACAGCAACGGGTGAAGTGCAAATTGAACGACCAGTTACCGCGTACACCGAAAACGCAGCAGGGGCGGCGGATGACAGCTATCTCGATGTAATGACCCCTGCAACCGCGATGTACTTTCGTGAGAAGCAACGCTCATTGATACAAAGTAAATACGGTCGTCATAAGTTAGCCAAAGACGGCACCAACTTTGCGGCTGGCCAAGCCATTGCAACCCCAAGCATGATCAAAGGGGAATTGTTAACCCTTTACAAAACATTGGAATACCAAGGCATTGTTCAAGACTTTGAAGGGTATAAATCCTCTTTGATTGTTGAGTTGGATGAAACCAACAAAAGCCGCATTAACTATCGAGACAGTCCTCAGTTCATCAATGGGTTGATCATCACTGCAGGTAAAATTCAATTTAGAAAGTAACGTAAGTTACTTGGAGTTTATTATGAGTACAAAAATAACCAGTCGTGGTTTTCTCGACGCAGGCTCATTGGATCGATTGCCAACCAAAGAAGGGGCGGTGATTAATTTTGGTGGGTTAAAACGAGATGCAGTGATGGGGGATGCGGGCGTTCTTGGCTACAGCGAAGAGTTTGAAAGCGCACCAAGCATTAAAGCCACCATTGTTCATGCGAAAAGCACCGATGAAACCGCCATTAAAAACTTCACGGGTGAGAACATCACGCTTAATACCAACAGTGGGAAAAGCTACACCTTAATGAACGCGTGGGTGAGTGAGCCTCTTGAGTTGACCGTGAAAGATGGACAGCTTGAGGTGATGTTTTTGGGTACGGAATTAATTCCACAATAACGACTTGGGGGTTGCCATGTTAACGCTACTACTGAAACGACAAGCACGAGCCAGAAAAGAGTTGGCCAAGAAAGAATTAGCAACAGAGAAACACAACGAAGTCGCGAGTGAAAAAGTAAACACCCCGCGCACGGCATTTGAAAAAAAGCCATGGAATGAAATTCAACACAGTTTGAAAATGGACTTGGAGTACGCCAGAACAATGGCAGGCTCAACAGAGAAAATCCCTTTTAAAGGCGCTCTCATTAAGAAATACAAACCCGTTATCACCAATTTACTGAGCACGCACGACAACCTTGAAGGGCTTGATGTGATTTGGTGGTTCTATCAGTGGCAAATTGACTGCGGCTTATTAGAAACGGTTCACGATAAGTTTAAATCCTTGGTGCTTAAAGGGCTTAACTCGCCTCAAGGGTGGCGCTCCAATGGGCAGACCGCGTATCTCGATATTATTTTTAAATATTCGGATGGGGCGAAGAAAGCAAACACCAAATTTAACGCTCAATACTTAAGTGATGCGGTAACGGATTTACTTTCTGGCACCTTAGCCACCAATGCGCCACTCAAAGTAAAAATGTTTCGACTCATGGGCGACTTGTTCTATGAAGCGGATAAGAAAGAGGAGGCATTGGCCTTATTTGAGGCGGTGATGGCGATTGACCCTGAGAAAGGCGGTCGTAAAACAAAAGTGAAAGACTTAAAAGAAGAGCTTGGTTATGAATAAAAAAATGTTCACCGTCAAACTGGCCACGGCAATGGAGATTGACGGAAAAGAAGTGGATGAGTTAGAACTTCGTAAACCGTGTGCCGGTGATTTACGCGGTTTGAATCTGGTGTCTGTGGTTGAAATGGATTTTGATGCGGCGTGTACCTTGTTGCCTCGTATTTCTAAACTCAATGAGCGAGACATCTTGAACATGGAGGCTGAAAACTTTCCACCTATCTTGACAGAAATTGCCTCTTTTTTCGTGGATATGAAACATTAATAGAGCGAGTGGAAACCTATTACGCCGACCTTGCTATGGTGTTTCATTGGCAACCTAGTGAAATAGATAAACTCAGCGTAGATGACTTGATTTTATTTCGAGAAGAAGCACGAATTCGGAACGAACCCAAAGAGAGCATTTAGCTCTCTTTTTTTATACCTAAAGATAAGGGCAATCTAATGAAAATGAATTTGTCTGTTGTGATGGGCATTGTCAATAAAACCAGTGCGCCACTACAAAGCATGGCCAGTGACTCTGACCATTACGCGAAGAAATTAAAAGGACTCCAAAAAGCACAAGCGGATGATTCGAGTGCCTTAACCATGATCGCCTCTTACCAACAAATCCAAAAGGCACTAGATAAAAACTCTCTTGAGGGCGAAGAGGCCACCGAGAAACTGCTCAAACTCAAACAACAAATGGCGGCAACACAAAAGCCAAGTGCGGCATTAACTAATAAGCTCTCAAAACAAGAAGAGAAAGTCGCGCTACTTACGGCCAAGAACGACAAGTACGAAGAGAGTTTAAAAGACTCCAGTAAGCGAATGAAGAAAGCAGGGGTTGATGTTCGAAAGTTGGACAGTGAGTTTGACCGCCTATCAAAAAGCCAATTGACTCATGCCAAAAGCGTGGATGCGGTCAGTAAGAAATACAAACGACTTCGCACGGCCATGGCACCTATCCAGAAACTCAGTAAATCCATTAAGATGCCAAATCTTCGCTCGGCTGCCATTGGCAAAGGGGCTGCGATTTTAGGAGGCTTGAGTCTGGGCGGTTTGTTTAGCCAAATCAATGGAACGGCCGCAGAGATGGATAAGCTATCAAAGGCTGCGAAAAATCTAGACATGCCAGTGGAAGAGTTGCAGGCGATGCAATCTCAAGCTGAACATGCGGGTGTCAGCTCAGACACCATGACATCGGCCATGATACGTTTCACCAAACGATTAGGGGTATTACAAACCACGGGCAAAGGCGCGATGGGCTCATTCTTAAAGAAAGGAAAAAGCCCGTTATACAAAGAGCTAAAAAACGCCAAAGACACGGAGCAAGCCTATGGCCAATTGCTTGATTCATTCTCAAAGTTAAAGAGCAATCAAGAGCAGATGGCGTTCGCGGATGCGGCCTTTGGGCAAGACGGTCGAAAGATGCTTATTATGCTGCGCGATGGCACTAAAGGATTAACAGCAGCTCGTAAAGAGTTCAATGAAACAGGCGGTGGTGTGAACTCAGAGGACGCCGCCAAAGCAGAAGCCTATAACGATGCACTTCAAAAGGTGCAAGAAAGTATCCGCTCAATTAAGTTCGCCGCCCTTGCGCCAGTAATGAAACGAATTACAGAAGCGTTCACTGAGTTTTCAAACAAGTTCAAAAATGAAGAATGGCGCACCGACTTAATTGAAAAGATAATTCAAACGGTGAATGGCCTGTATGAGAGTTTTAAGTTCTTGGGAAAAATCATCTTGTTCGCCTCTCAAAACTTCAAAGGCATCATTGCGACCATTGCGATATTAAAAGTGGCACTGATTGCTCTTAATGCCATCATCATGGCAAACCCTATTGGCCTTATGGTTGCGGCCATTGGTGCGGCAGTGATTGCCATCACTTATTTGATTGATAAGTTCATTGGTTTTGATGTGATATTGGATAAGGTGAATAAAACCATTGGGTGGGTGTGGGATGGCATTCAATCAATGATAAATATGTTACCCGATGCGTTAATCCCTGATGGATGGAAAAGCTCTGCAGAGGCGGCAGGCAAAGAGGTGGATAAACTCAGCACCAAAATAAATAAACTAAAAGATAAGAACGCCAAACTTGGAATAACAACCAGTGAAAAGAGAAACCAAGTTATCGCCACGTCCTACCACGAGCAAAAAAAACAAGGCTTCTCAAACAACATAATCCCAATGTCAAAAGTGAGTCCATTAACCAACCAAGCGATGAAAAGCAAAGCCGAAGTCGCACTCACCATCAAATCAGATAAGCCAATTTCAATAGACAAGGCAACGAGTGAGAAGGGCACGGATTTAAGCTTGAATCTGGGAAATATGAGCATGAGTTATTAGAAAGGGAAATTAAAATGCCGAGGAGCGATTAAGCCCCTCGGCGTGGAACGCAAGCGAAGGTTCCATAAGATATGTGCTTGATGCCTTGAGGCTCTCACTTGCATGAAATAACTATAAAGGTTTGGTTGTTGATATGTAAAAAGTCAATAAGAAGGAGTTGATATACTTGCGAGTTGGTTCGAGCTTAAATGTAATTAACAAATTGATTTAAGCTTTAATCTAGGGATATATGAGTTATTAGATAAGGAATTTAAAAAGCCGAGGAGCGGCTGTCTTATCGGTAGGGAATGTATCTGAATTATAAGCACATCCCTAGTTTTACTCTAACTTTGACTACAGTGTCTTAATTTAATAGTTATTACCCCTACAGTACTCTATCTTTACGCATTTATTTGCTATTATATCCTCCTATTTACTGAGGATTAGCAAAATC